GACTGCTACATGGGGAGAGCTGACTGCACAAATTACGCAGGAGATCACATTAGATATTACTGAAATCGATATGACTTTAAAAATGCTATCCGCATTTATTCCGGTGTCTAAGGCAATCATTGACTTAGGCGCTGAATGGTTAGACCGTTATATCCGTTCTTTCTTAGCTGAAGCAATCGCTAACGGATTAGAGGATGCAATCATCAACGGATTGACTTCCGCTTCTCCGATCGGTATGATTGCCGACCTGTCCACAGGTACAGTTGACCAGACCACCGGTGTAGTATCCTATACAGCAAAGACTGCTGTCGCAATGACTGAATTATCACCGAAGACAATCGGCACTCAGCTGGCAACTTTGGCAGTAGGCCCTCATGGTCAGAGTAGACCAGTGTCTGATGTAATTCTGATTTGTAACCCGGCAGACTATTTCAGCAAAGTAGCACCGGCTACTATGGTATTAGCTTCTGACGGTGTATATGTTGACAAAATGCCGTTTGGTGTAAAAGTCATCACTTCTCCGGCAGTAGCTTCCGGCAAGGCTGTATTAGGTTTAGCAAAGCGTTATTTCATGGGCATCGGCTTCTCTGGTTCCGCTGGAACAATTGAGTTCTCTGACCAGTATAAATTTGTTGAGCATAAACGTTATTACAAGACTTATCTGTACGGTAACGGTATGCCTTCCGACAACAACTGCTTTGTATATCTGAATATTGCTAACTTAGGCGAAAAAGCTATTAAGACTAAAGCTGTTCAGTAATCTTGAAAGAGGTGCGCTATGACCTCTGTAATCGATGTTATTAAATTAAGTATTGGTAAATCGTATTTGGATGAGGACGGCACGAAACGGCTTGAGGCTTTCATGTATCAATCCATGGATTACTTGGACAAGATAGCAGGTCAAGAGCTGGACTACTTGAATGACATGTTCGCACAGGAGCTCCTTGTCAATCGTGTACAGTACGGTATCAGTAACGCTTTAGACGACTTTCAAAAGAACTATAGAGCCGAACTTATTGAACTCGGACTAAGAGGAATGGTAGACAATGCTCAAACCGAAACGGATGACTAGTGAGTCATTCGCAGATGGTCGTCTAACGCTTTTAACGGCATCAAATGGCGTGATTACGGGTGAGCGTGATAAATTGCCTTACGGTTATAAAACGGTCGGAATTAAGCGCTTTTACAATGCTCAAGTTGCCGGCAGTACCATCGAGGCGCTCGTGTCTGTACCGTACAATACCAAAGCCAAACAAAAGGACCTTGTCGAATTACTGGACTTCGAAACTGGCGAAAAGCTTATCTATCGCATTGATCACATTCAGATTAAGGATACAGCTCCAAGAAGCTTATACCTGACCTTAATCAAGGACGGTGTACTCTATGACGATAACAGAGCTTAAAAGCATCTTAGAAGCGTATGGAATCCCATGCGCTTTTAGTCATTTTGACGAGGACCAGAGACCGCCGTATATCTGCTGGATATTCACGGCATCCGACAACGAATTCGCTGATGAAATGGTCTATAAATCTATCAAGACCGTACAGATTGAGTTCTACGTTCGACAGGATGTACCGACCAACGTACTCAATTTTGAGGACTATCTGACAGACCACAAAGTCAGATGGCAACAGATTGGCAACCAATGGCTTGATGAGGAAAAGGTCCATATGTTCACGTATCAGACCGAGGTGCTGAATGGTTAGAGCTGACAAGTTCAGCGAAGAGATGTCAAAGCTTCTTGCTGAATATGGTGAACAAGTAACTGAAGCCATGAAAGAAGCGGTTCCTATGGTCGCAAAGAAAGCAACCGAAGAGGTACGATCCCATGCTCCAACTGGACACAGAGGAAAGTACAAGAAAGCCATTCAAACCAAGAAAACCGATGAAACCAATACATCAATCAAATACGTTATATGGGCGGGACCGACAGAGTTCCGTCTTTCTCATTTGCTGGAAAATGGCCATGCCAAAGTGAATGGCAAGGGTCGCACCAAAGCGATACCTCACTTCAAATACGGCGAAACCTACGCAAAGGAGAATCTTATTCCCGAAATTGTTAAAAAAATAGGAGGGTAATACATGCCTACAAATCAACCAACTGTAACATTCGGATTATCGAACGTTCATACTGCAGGCTTAACAAAGAGCGGTACTACATACACCTATGAAGCATGGACAGCTTTACCAGGTGCAGTGAACTGCAGCGGTTCGGACAATTCGAATGAAGTCAGAGAATACGCTGACAACAAAACGTGGTACTTAGTATCTAAGACCACAGATGCTACAGTAACGCTTGAAATGGAACGAGTAACCGATGAGTTCCTGATTGATTACTGTGGTTATATTCGCTCAAAGACTGGCGGATTGTTAAAGACCACAAACAAAGCACGCAAGAAGTTTGCTTTAGGATTCCGTAACGAAACTGACGCAGACCATGAACTTCACGTATGGCCTGAATGCCAGGTAACTGGTTCCGTTCAAGTCGAACACGCTACAAACGAGGACGGAGTTACCATCAACCATGCGACTGTAACTATCACCGCATTTGTCGTATCTATCTCGGATACAACTGATATCATCATGGACGATATCACTGCAGATGATAGCCGATATGCTGGATTGTGGTCAGCTGTTTACGCTTTACCGGAAGAAGCTGCGTAAATTAAGGAGTGAGGTCAATGTTTAAAGTCGTAAAGATAGAAAATAAACAGATACCTTTAAAATGTGATGGGAGTACTGCAGTCAAGTACTCCCGTTTTTTTAATAGAAATTTAATCTCCGACTTTGCAGAATTGGCAAAGTTAGAGGACAAGGTTGTCGATTCGAACGTGCTCGAAATGCTCGCATGGACGATGGCGAAGTCAGCCGATAACAATATCCCAGATTTAGAGGAATGGCTGTCTCAGTTTGATAGTCCGATGAGCATCTATTACAGTGCTACAGATATACTAGGACTGTTACACAAATCGTTTCGAACCACAAAGCAACCTAAAAAAAAATAGACGATTTAGACGGTGAGGATTATCCCGATATCTTTTCGATGGCAGTCGCATGTTCAAGAATCGGCATACCGTATGGTGATGTAATGAATATGGACATCGGCGAAATCATTGATGTGATCATTACGTTCAATAACGCTATGGACGATGCCGAAAAGGAAACCAAGCGAACCGAAACCAAGTCGCGGAAAGCAAGACCAGGGGAATCCATCCGAACAATATTAGGAGGGTAAATGGCAAACAAGAATATAAGAGGCCTAACAGTAGAGATTGACGGCAATACCGTCAAGCTACAATCAGCCCTCAAAGATACAGAAAAATCCATCCGATCGGTAGAGTCTGATTTGAAATCGGTCAATCAGATGCTCAAGTTCGACCCTACCAATACGGATTTATTGCGACAAAAACAGGAGCTACTCGGAAAAGCGGTCGCCGATAACAAAGACAAGCTTGAAACCTTGAAGAAAGCGCAACAGCAATTGAAAGATGCTGGTGTATCTGAGACTTCATCCGAGTATATTGCTCTTCAACAGGAAATTCAGAAAACCGAAACGCATACAAAGAACCTTCAAAAGCAGATGTCGAATCTGCCAGCATCGGTACAAGCGGCAGCGAAGGAGCTTGAAAAAGTCGGTTCGAAATCTGTTGAACTCGGTACATCTCTAACCAAGAACGTAACTGCACCGATAGTTGCGGTCGGAACGGCATCGGTTGTCGCATTCAATGAAGTCGATGGCGCTCTTGATATCCTCGTCCAAAAGACTGGCGCATCGGGTGAAGCGTTGACCGACCTCGAGGATGTCACAAAAGACATTGCCTCAAGAGTACCATCTGACTTCGATACGATTGCCAGTGCAGTCGGTGAAGTGAATACACGCTTCCATCTGACTGGCGACACGCTGAATGAAGTATCTGAACAGTTTGTTAAATTCGCAAAGTTAAACGACACGGATGTAAGTACCGCAATTGACCAAACACAAAAATCTCTTTCAGCCTTTGGACTATCTGCAGACCATGCCAGTCATGTACTGGATGTCATGAATGCAGTCGGACAGGCTACCGGTGTAAGTGTTGATCAGTTATCAAGTGGACTCATTCAGAACGCAACTGCATTCCAAGAAATGGGCTTATCCATCGACCAGTCTATCGCATTAATGGGTCAGATGGAAATGTCCGGAGCTGATATCAATACCGTTATGGGCGGACTCAGAAAAGCGCTCAAGAATGCTACAGCAGATGGCAAGGATATGAATACAGCTCTGATGGAGCTTGAGGATTCTATCCTCAACGGTTCCGATGGCATGACTGGCTTACAAAAAGCCTATGAGTTGTTCGGCAACAAAGCACCAGAGATTTATAACGCAATAAAGAACGGCAGTCTATCATTCCAAGACTTAGCGAATATGGCAGTCAATGCCGATGGCTCCGTTTCAGAAACGTTCCTCAGTATGCAGGACGGTGGCGACCAGATGACTCTTGTCATGCAAAATTTGAAGATGGCGGGCGCTGAACTTGGAAACGAAATCATGGAGGCATTAGCTCCAATTCTTCAAGAGTTGATAACAATCATTAAATCAGTAACAGAATGGTTCAGCGGATTATCAGACGGTCAGAAAAGAATGATATTAGTAATCGCATCTGTGGTCGCTGCGATAGGTCCGGCACTTGTAATATTTGGCAAGGTTGCGCTGGGTATTAGTTCCATTATCAAGACTGTTAACTTACTCAAGGGAATGATTGACATGAGCATCCTCGGACCTGCTGGAATTATTATGCTTGTCATTGGCGCTCTGGTACTCTTGTATACCAAATGCGAATGGTTCCGTGATGGAGTGAATGCCATCGTTCAAGCCGTGGTTGACTTTTTTAAGGCATCTATGGACTGGATCGTGAACTTCTTTACGGTTACACTGCCGAATGTATTCAACGGTGTAATCAGCTTTATATCGAATAACTGGCAAGGTTTGTTATTGTTGATCGTCAATCCATTTGTCGGAGCTTTCAAACTGCTCTATGACAATTGCGATGGATTCCGTAACTTTATCAACAACCTTGTTGATGATGTGATTGGATTCTTTACGCAATTACCAAACAAGGCACTGACTTGGGGTAAGGATATGATTGACAACTTTATCAATGGTATCAATGAAAAGGTCGGAAAGCTTTGGAATTCCATCAAGGATATTGGCAATGGAATCGCTGACTTCTTGGGATTCTCAGTACCTGAAAAAGGACCTTTATCGGATGCCGATAAATGGATGCCTGACATGATGGACTTACTGGCAAATGGAGTTGAATCTCAGAAAGGCAAGCTCTTATCTGCTATGAAAGAGCTCGCCAGTGAAATGAGCGCACCGATGATGAACTCCGAAGTCACTCGGACATTAACGGCATCGAACACGATCGCTATGGACGTATCGATGAATGCAGTCCTTGATGGCAGACAGGTAGCGAATTCTGTTGAGAATAGAATTACGAAAAAGATTAATAGCAGAAATGCTTTCAAAGGAGCGTGATTGAATGTACTGGTTTAGTTTAGATAACGAGCGATGCGACCGTAAGGGTATCATCGTTGACAAGCGTACAGGTGAATCTGCTCCGATTCGTAAAGTACAAACGGCATCGTCTAACTATACGGACGGTGCCTTTGTTACTCAATTTGATACTTTTGAGACGGTCGAAAAATCATTCGATTGTAATTTCGTTGAGGAAAATCATAACCAATGGCATGAACACTGGCGAGCAGTCAAGCGATGGTTACTCAAAGACCACGACAAGCTCAGATATTCGGATGACCCTGGAATCTATCGAAAGATACTCAATACGACACTATCCGCATCGGAAAGGGAAGTACAGGAAACAGGCAACTTCACAGTTACATTCCTACTCGAACCGTATGAGTATTACGACAAAGGTGCCCATCCTTTGAATGTCAAAGATGTCGAGTATAACATCTACAACATCAGCCATCCGACATATATCATCACAGGAACGAACAAGACTGTCTTGACTGTTAACGGTAAGGCTTTCACCGTATGGGCACAAAACCGTACCTGTTACATCGATACTGATTTGAGACTGGTATACGATGCAAATAAGAACAAGCTTTCATCGGAAGGCGATTTCACGGATTTGTATCTACTGGAAGGCAAGAATACCATCAATCTGTCAAGTGGTAATCTGAAAGTAGTACCGAACTGGAGGAGCTTATGATTGAAGTTTACCAGTGGAATGAACGGACTTTTTCATCGAACGGCTATCCACTGGAATGTATCGAGCTAACGCTGCGAGAGTCCATCAACGGAGTATGGTCAGTTGAGGGTTCAGTACCAGAGGAAAGCAAGGTATTGATTAACGATCAATCCGTCATTAAAGCACCAACGCCGAACGGAATGCAGTTGTTTAGAATCAGCCATATTGAAAAAGCTGACTACGGATGCACGTTTGTCGCTTATCCGTTAGCGATGGATTTATCAAATATCATCATCCGAGATAGAAGACCAACCGACGCAACAGGACAGCAGGCACTTAATGCGCTGTTACAGGGTACAGACTTCACAGGTGAATCCGATATATCCGATACATCAACAGCATACTGGGAAATGCGAAACATCATTGAATGTATTAATGGCGATATTGATCAATCGTTTATAAATCGGTGGGGCGGTGAGATTGCGTTTGATAACTATAAGGTGGTTATCAATAACCGAATCGGCGAAGATAACGGTATGCGTATCGAAATGGGATTCAACTTGTCAGAGATTAGTGAGACCATCGATTCATCGAATCTGATTACTCGTATCATTCCAAAAGCTTATAACGGTCGATATATGACCAATAAGGGATATGTCAATTCTAAGTATATTTATAACTACGCAGACATACACGAGTCCGTTATTGAATTTAACGATATAAAACTCGCAGAAGACGCACAGGACGGCGACTATGAGGACGAGAGTATATTAATCTGTCAGACACAGGAAGAGCTCAATACGGCACTTTCTGAGCGTGCTGAAACGTACTTTAACGAGACTGAATGCGACCGTCCAGTTATCAATTACCAGTGTTCGATTATCGATTTAGCGCAGACAAAGAAGTATAAGGATTTCGCTCATTTGGTCAGCTTAAATCTTGGCGATACGGTCCGAGTCCATCATAAAGGATTGAACATTGACCACACAGCAAGAGTGATATCGATTGAATACGACTGTCTGACGCAGATGTATACCAATTTGGAAATCGGACAATTCAGCCCGACATATTTCGAAAAACAGTCAGACCTCAGCCGAACGCTTGAGAAAGTAGTCGATACCCGTACAGGGTCTGTTATGGCTGAAACGATCAAAGGCGTTATCAATCTGATGGATACGCAGATGGTCGCACAAAAATCGAACGCAAAACGTACCGAGGTGCGTGCGATCCTGTTCGAGGATACTGATGAAGATTCGGAAACGTTCGGCGCTCTTTGCATCGGTACGCAGGGTATACAGATTGCACAGAAGCGAATCAACAACGAGTGGCAGTGGGGCACGGCAATCAACTTCGAGGCCATCAATGCCGATTACATCATTACCGGTGTACTGGCAGACAGGTCCGGCAATTTCTTCTTGAACATGAATACGGGCGAGTTAGTCATGGGTGACGGTCTATTCAAGGGAAACATCACAACGAACAAAGATGCCAAGGTCGGACGGTGGCTATACCTTGATTATGATGGCAATATCGATACATCGACCTTTGCAAACTACTCAAGGATTACGCTTGGTCACGACAAGAACACCGACCCTATGCCTTTTGTTGGGTTTGCCAAAAATAACAACGGCACCGAGTCAATCCTTCTTGCCACTTCTGACGGTCAGAATGGACCTTTGATGTCTATCACAAAAGGACAGTCAAGTACGGCATTGATTCAATCGTCCAATGGTGGTACTGGTATCGGAGTAATTGATAATCAAGTACAAATCAATAACGCTGACGCTGTATTTATCAATACAGGCGATATAGTTATCAATGGTAAGACTGGACTCACAGGAACTTTTTCTAACGTCACTGGGTTTAAGGTTCAAAACGGCTTGGTGTACTCAGTGACTGGACAGAGGGATGCGTGATATGGAACAAAGTAAATTTAATCAGCTCATGGAGCATACCAAAGTATTTACCGATGTGAATCCACATTTCATAACCGCATTAAATTGCGACCAAGCCATACAGTACGAGTCTCGAGTCATCAGCTTGATGAATTGGCCCGGCATTGAAAAAGAAAAAAACAAGCTTGAAAGGCTTGTCGAGCACTTGAAAGAGTATCCCTCGGATTTTCCATTTGGGGATGCGCTTCTCATTTATCGGATGGGAGGTGGCGACGCATGATGGCTGGGCAAACATTAAGAGCTTCTGACGGTTATGAGGTCGCACTCTTTCCCATGACCATGATGTACATTTGGCAAGGATGGGGTCCTAACGCATGGACTCACTGTTGCTCGTACTCATTGGATTTAACATCGGGACCGTCACCAGTAACCACACCTGTATACGCTCCAGCAACCTGCGTGTTAGTCGCAGCGACTAACTTAGCTTTACAGTGGCATACTGTCAATCCTGTATGGACTCCAAGCGGTCTGAAGTATCTT